TGGACCAGCCAGACAGCCAAGCACACGCTCATCTCATCCACTGATAGAGTGGTAACTACTCACATGTATATACCTGATCTGCCGTGCTAAACGTACAGAACAGCTATAATGCCTTGTCATACATCGAATTATGATAGACCCCCCCCGTAGTACCCTTCGGTTTCGGTATGCTATAGGACGTGAACCTCTCTTTTGGACGAACGAGATACAATAAAAATGCCTACTTGTACAACTTAGACAACTTAGACCTATGTGTACAATCACCGCAGGATACACAACCGTGAAAGTCCACCCTATCGTAGACAAGTGTCAACTTACTACATATGTGTAGTACCACCGGGCTATTCTTACTACGGCTACCTCCGGCTCTGCAAAAAATAATGGAATAAATTTTATTTTTATTGGCCAAAAGTGCATATACTAGGGGGGTAGTCGGTATATACGGGAGGACTACTTTTTACAGTCGAATGTACGTTTAAAGGGGATAATGATGACAGCAGAAAAGATAATCAGTGTGGTCAGGCAGAACCTTGGCCAACATGCTTGTCCCAAATGCAAGGCAACACGGTTTGGTACTGCGGAATACTGCGTTTGTGGGCATAAGTGGCTGAGACCTGCTAAACAGATACTGGCAGATCTGTTTGAAGCTGCCAGAAGATTCAATATGTAGTTCTTTAACAAGTAAATAAAGGGGATAACATGATGGATTGTTTTGAATTTTGGTTCGGCCTGTTCATGGTTCCACTGATTATGTTTGTTGTAGCTGGTTGCATCGTAGCATTATCTTTATAAGGGGATAAGATTATGAGCGAAGACCAAGGACAGAGAGAAATGACATTGACAGAGAGAATACACCTCGCCGGGGAACAGTTGACTGCGACTGATGAGAAAGACATTGACCAATTGAAGGCTGTCGTTAATGACTTGCTGGAAATCCGCAGTGGGATAATTGGTCTGCCACTCTGGAGTACTGGTGGATTAGTTCTTTGACAAGTTAATAAGGGGATAATATGAAACAAGTGATACTCAGCAGACAGCCTGATCGCAGTTGGAAGAAAGTGCATGTGTCCATGTGGCTGTGGACTGGCAAACTGTACATGCTGTGGCTGAAGTTATGCAAGAAATTAAGGAGACAAGCACGGAATAGCATGACAATAGATGAAGCATTCAAGCACTTTACAGGTGTTGATAAGGTGAAAAGGGGATAAATTATGAAGACACGCAGACAAGCACAGTCGGGAATTAGGCGTAAACTCCGTCGCAGCCATCAAGAGATGGTGGCAGCCATACAGACCATGCTCACTGCAAGCTTGCGACACCCAGCAATCTTGGCCATATCACTGGAATGGTAGACGCTTAAGGGAGGTAAGAACTTGATGTTTAAATGGCTAGCTAGATGGCAGATGAGGCGTCGCTGTAAAAAATTCCGCAGTCGCAACTATCCAGTTCTCATAAAGACATTTCCAAGTGTGAACATGGTTCTGGTTAGAAACCTTGGCACTCACCAACATGGTGGCTGGCTAATTTACGTTGACACTGCTATTGCAAGGTGGGGCAAGGAAACTATATCGAGATTGGATGTCATCGATGGATAAATGTGGAGAGTGTGGCACAAGTGCAACGGTATTTATGACTTTTGTCGGAACAAATGTGTTTGACTATCCAGTATGTGATACCTGTTTGGCCACAGCGAAGAAGCGTTGGATAGGTGCACAAGTGTCTATTCGTCCTGTTGACTGCGATTTCTGCACAATGGAGAGCAAGAGGAAAAGCTGGTTCAAGAGGATAAAAGAGTTCTTCTTCCCGTGCAAGATGAGACGAATAGTTAATCGCCTTATTGAGGGTGGAAAAATCAGACCAAGAAAAGAATGGGGGCTTGATGGGTAGAAGACCAGTACGCACTCACACCTTTCATGGACGCAAGTATAAGATTCGTATAATTGACGAAGACGGCGATACTGACACCTATGCTCTAAATGAACGGTTCCTTTCTATCTATGCAGACATGGCGACGCAGAATGGACTCATAACCGCCATACATGAGTCGCTACATGCCGAAAACTGGGCGGCTTCTGAGGAAGTGGTGGAACGAGTGTCATCCGAGATAGGTAGATTTCTATGGCGTCTTGGATACCGGATAACAGAAAATTAAGGGGATAACAAATGTTAATTAGAGCCAAGTGTTTCGCTTGTGGCTTTGAGGTAGTGTTTGAACTCAAGCTGAATGAGCACGGATTTTATGAGTTGTCACATGGATATTGTCCGAATTGTATGGCGTTGCTTGATCAGGATGTAACCTATACGTCAGGTCCAATAGCTATACTGGAGGAAACTACCGATGCCAAGGCCTAAAACCAAAGCGGAGTACATCCGCAATCTTAAAATAATCTACGCTGGTTTTGACGATAAAGATTTGAGTGAACAAGAGTTCATAAACCAGATGCTTGAACTCGATGACCCGAAAGCAGTCGCAAGGATGCGAAGTGAAAAACACAGTAAAAGTAATATCGTGATACCAAGTAAGAGGATTATAACATAATGGGCCAAAGAGTTCATCTATGCTCACACGAAGTTGTTGTCAACCTTATCAACGACAGACATGAAGCACAGACTTTGGATGCAATGCGTCGCGTGCGTAAGGAGAGAAAAGAAAAACTAGAAAATAGATTAAGAGGAATAAGGGAGTAAAAATGAGTGAGATCTATCTAAGTGATAATATAGGCAACAGAGTAGCACCAGACCCAGGCTCTGCTGTTCCGGTAGCTGGAACTGGACAATCAGAAACTGTTGGTACCGCTGGTGACGATGAGACGTTTACCGTTACAGCGGGAAGGTTTTATCGTATGACTGGCATAGGCTGTGCGATACTCGTCAGCATCACTGGCGTTACATCTACTGCTGCCAATATAGAGTGGACTTCACCAGCCAACACGCCAATACTGGTTTGGGTGCCAGAAGGCATCACCACTATTTATTGTGAGGGTGACACAGATTCTGGCCCGACGATACATTTGGTTGAGATAGACGCATAGACTGGAGGTACTTGTGAGTAAGAGGCAGGCTATCGATTTGGTTTTCACAGTTGTGCGGGAGGTATTGATGTGTAAGAAACTAGTTTTGGTATTAGTCCTAACAGTCGTGTTGGTTGGAGCAGCTATAGTTGTCCCAACAAATTCAGACTTGGTTGACACTGTTGACCGTGTACAGCCTTCTGTGGTACAGATAGAAGTGGTTGGAGAATACGGCTACGAGTAGTTCGGGAGTGGGGTTATCATCGAGGACAATCTCGTTGTTACCGCTGCACATGTTGCAGATGACGCTCCTTCAATTGTTATAGTCACTGATACTTCGGCTAGGTACAACACTGAGGTCGTGCACATAAGTGAACGCTATGACGTTGCCATCTTGAGAGTCATAACTTCTGCGGAATTACCATTTTCCCGTTTGGGTGACTCTGATAAATTGAAACTCGGTGAACAGGTGTTTACAATTGGCTCACCACTTCTCTATTTCAATTCAGTAACAGTTGGAGTGGTGTCCGGGCTTGGACGTGACATAGAATTTTTTGGTGAGAATCTGTTGATGCAGACAGATGCTGCTATTAGTCCGGGTAGTTCTGGTGGTCCGATTTTCAATATGGACGGCGAAGTGATTGGAATTACAATCGGTGGTCACGGTGATACTATTGGCTTTTGTGTGATGTCTAATGACATACAGGAGATATTGACAGAGGCACTAGCAGAGAGAACACTGATGGAAAGACTGATGGATAAGTTAGCGGAGGTGATGGAATAGATGGCACGTAAAAAACCTTATACCGAGGTGGGCATTAAGAGAGTGCCCTGTTTCAGTTGCGGGAAGCCTTCTACCCAACAATGGCAGATATGCTCACTCAGCAATGAATATAAGGGATTATGCACTCGCTGTGATATTGATTTAAATCGGCTGGTTTTGATATTTATGGGCATTTCACGAAAAGAGATCTGCCGTTTGATTGAGGAATACACAGAAAGTAGAAGATAGATGGCAGCTAAGACTGGAAAAACTAAAGTAATAGATGCAGATAAGCTGTGTGTTGATGGCAACTTCGCAGACTTTATGAAGTCTTTGCGAGATGAGGTGCAGTCTTTGGTAGACAGGAATAAAGTTGAAGTGCTAAATGACGACGACTTACCTGTTACTATAGAATTATCAGGGGGTCCGAAGGTTACTTATGGCATAGCACCAGAGCCTGTGGAAACCTATGTATTGAAGGCCACTATTAAGTTCAAACACTCTCCAGGTTTTGACATCTACAAAGAAGAATTTGAGCGTCTACGTGGCCACAAGGTAGGGTTGGAAAACCTTGTTAAAGTTAGGCTGATGGACTGTTTGTTTTTCATCGAGAACAATCGAGAGGCAGGGCTACAAGTTTTAAAACGATTTGTTCCTGATTGGAAGATGCCTGATTGTTACGCTTATTAAGGGGATAAAAATGTTACTTAAAGACACACAAGTTAGGCTAGACCGTATTTTGAAAGACATAATTGGCGATTACAGGTATGTGCGTCTTTTTGGGTTTCTGCCCACGCGGTGCCAGCCAGATGTTCTCGTTAGTCAGTTGGAGATGAACGTGGAGATTGCGGTTGGAACGAGCGAACTGGTGGACAAGACTGACGACGGGATAAAGGTGTTTTTGAGACAGAGAGTGCTGGACAACACCACTAGTGTTGTCAACGCTCTGTTTGATGCACTAGAGGACAAATAATGGCAGCTAAAACTGGTAAAACCAAGGCTGGTAAAATACTAACCAGATACCTCGAAGTCATAGCCGAAGAAAAGACGGAGATGATACAAGGTGCCGACGGCAAGGACTTCATGGCAACCAAAGCTGAGGCACTCGCCAGAATTATATGGCGTCGTGCTCTGGGCTATACAGAGTTGAACGTTAAAGACGGCGTGGATATTGTCCATCAGCCTGAGCAAAGTAAAATAGGTCTGATATTTGACCGTATGGAAGGTAAGGCACCAGTAGCCGGTGAAGACACGAAGAACAAAATCACCGCTGCTGACAAAGTTTCAGAAATTGGCAAGAGCAGGATTTCCAAAGCTGGAGGCATGAAAGATTGACCACAGCAGTAATTGACAGCATGAAGCCTGTACTCACGACGCCTTTTCCAAGTGAACGGCGTTACTGGACGTGCCCCAAGACTGGTCTAGTGGTTCCCAAGCACGTTGATGAGAACATAGAGTGGCGTGGGAATTTATTGAAGAACGCTGAGAATGATCCGATATTGCAGCGTGACCTGATGGCTGCGAGCAATGAGTCCTTGTTGTTCTGGATAAATGCTTTCGCTTGGACAACCCACCAGTTCGACACCGACCCAGAAACTGGTGAACGCATGGACGCTGAGAGGCCACATAGTCCTTTTATAACTTGGGAAATCCAAGATGATTTATGTGACGCTTTCGAGGACCATCTCCACAGGAGCAAGGATATTCTTGTAGACAAGTCGCGTAACATGGGAGCAAGTTGGCTGTGTGTTGATTTCATGCACTGGCTGTGGTTGTTTGATAGTGATAACGCCCAACTGTTGGAAATGTCACGTACTGAAGATTACGTGGACAAGCCTGGAAACATGAAAGCATTGTTTCAGAAGCATGACTATGTAAATGGGTGGTTGCCTGATTGGATGATGCCTCCTGATGTGTTTTCTGGTCAGAAGAATAGAACCAAGATGCACATGAAGAATGTTATTAACGGCAACTGCATAGATGGTGAATCTACAACGATACACGCTGGTTCTGGTGATAGGCGAAAAGTAGTCTTGCTTGATGAGTTTGCCAAAGTTGAAAAAGGTTCCTTGATGCGGTCAGCAACGAGGGATGTTGCATAAATGAGAATAATAAATTCAACTCCTGCTGGGCCGGGTACAGAATATAGTCGATGGAAGCAAGGTGGTCAGATTAAAGTTTTTGTGCTGCCGTTTTACGAGCACCCTGAGCAGGGTAGTGGTAGGTATGTGCATAAGACGGAAACTGGTCCATACAAGATAAGGTCTCCATATTTGGACTATGAATCTACTGTTAGAACTGTTAAAGAGTTGGCCAGAGAAATTCTAAGGCAGGATGTAGAATCTGGTGACATGCTCTTTACAGTTGAGAACGTTGACACGCACATCCGTTTATTCGCACGCGAGGCAAGAGAACGCTACCATGTTCATTTTGTACCACATACTCCAAATGACCTCATAAACAATTTCATACGCGGGAGAGACCTTACTAAGATCTCCATAAAGAAGGGCAAGAAGGGGCCACTTAGAGTTTGGACTACACTGATGATGGGACGACCGGATCAGTCCAAGACTTATATATTTGGTATTGATATTGGAAAAGGACAAGGTGCATCAAACTCTGTTGTCTCAATCAAGTGCAAAGAAACTGGTGAGAAAATAGCAGAGTGGAGAGACGCCAATACCCCGCCGTATGACATGGCTCGTATTGTGGTTGCTCTTGCAATATGGTGCGGTGGCAGGAAGCCGAGGAGCTTGCCTTTCCTTAAATGGGAAAAGAACGGGCCAGGTTTGGACTTTGGACAATTGATTGTAAAGGTTTTTAGGTATCCTTATTTATATTATAACATCACACCTGGCAAATCTGTTGATAAGAAAGACAGAAGGTATGGCTGGCACTCCAGTCATGACAGCAAACGGGAGTTATTGGCAGCCTATGACAGAGCCTTGGCTCATGGCGGCTATATCAATCATTCCGAGTTTGGGCTAGAAGAAATGAAAATGTATGTTGAATACGCTGCTGGCGGTGTTGGACCTGCATACCTGATAGAAGAAAATGCTTCTGCAAAGGCAACACATGGTGACATAGTTATTGCAGACGCACTCACAATTGACGACAAAGAATCAGGTAAGGCAAAGCATGAGGGGCCAGTA